GTTCCCATCGTTCAGACGGAAACTATCAACGGTCGGTCCGTCGACGTGGTATCACATGTAAATTACATTGATACATCGATCACGTACGACAACCTGTCGACACTTCAAGAACGCCGTAACATTGTTGGCATGTTTGCTAACAGTCTTGGCGCCGATCAGACGACAGTTGATTCTGTCGTCACTGGTTTGGAAGGCTTCTATTGAAGCCTTTCCTGATTCGTATCCTTTCTTTTAAGGGTAAGATGACCGGTATTGTCTTGTGGACTTTTGCCATTCTGGCATTGGTCTTTTGGTTGGGGATTACTTCTGTCAAAGGAAGTTTGACCCCCCTCGAGGCAATTACGCAGTTCCCCTCTTCTTGCGAAGAGTTCTCCACGAATTGCATTAACGATCTTTTAAAGGCTCTAGAGTGAGCCTTTAATTCTTGTAGTAATCCATAAGGATAGACAAATGCGTAAAAGTAATCAACGTACCCAAAGGGACGCCAATTACCTATCACCTTGCCTTGGAAAAGCTTTCCAATCGTCACTTGAGGGTCTTGTTGACTCTCTTGCGATGAACGGAGGCTTTAAAGAGCAGTACCTTAAATCAGAGCTTCTCTCGAAGTACTCTGACTCCAGTACTACTCCTGCTGAGACGCGACGTAGCTCAGCCATTCAGAAATGGCTGGGTGTCGAATCCCGAAACGCTAAGACCAATTGCCGGTTGTTAATCGGCGATGAAGATTTTGGATGGACCACAAGTGACAGGCTTTTTGCCCTAGCTCGTACCCATATTTCCAAAGTCTTAGGTCGTCTTGTACCAGAGGTCCTCTTCGGAGGGTCTCATTCTAACGGTGCAAGTACGCGTGTCGGTAGGAGCCCTACGGCTCAATTCGAAAAGCACGCAGGTGAAGCACACGTCAGCTCTCGCGCGCTGAAACACTGGTTCTCGGTAGCCTCGGAAACGAGACTATCCGAGCAAGTGCTCAGTATACAAGAGTCTAGCGTGCTGTTTACTGTTCCTAAATCTACTGATATCGATCGGGTGGCTTGTAAAGAGCCTGAGATCAATATGTATCTTCAAAGAACCGTAGGAACTTACATTCGAAAGCGACTTAAGAAGTTCGGGATTGATCTTCGTGATCAGACCCGTAACCAATTATTAGCTAAGAATGCTGTTTCTCTTGGTTTAGCCACAATAGATCTCTCTAGTGCGTCGGACTCGATTTCCAAGCAATTGGTAATTAACCTCCTTCCATTCGAGT